TACGAGCAACGAGCCCACAGTTCCTCTAGCTTGCGCCATTGGTCACCCCTTGCTTCTTGAGATAAGCGCCGAAGAAGCGGTCTAGGGCCGCTTCGCTTTCGGCTTCGGTGAGAACTATCGGAGGGGGTTTAAACGGGAGAAGGTCTGCGGGATCGACCGGCTTTGAGTTTTTGTCCCGGAACATATTGATCACTGTCGCGGTCAATTCCGCCGTCGGCGCGGCGAGTCGATTCTGTTTTTCGGTCCATTGCTGAGTCAAGGCACGAAACTCTATTGGCGTAATGTTCCAAAACGAGTCTGCCGTTAGCCCAAGCTCGACGATGGCAAAGGCCCAGAGCTTAGGCCATTCGGTAGCTCCTGTGCTTTTTTTTCCTCACCCTCGACGATAGGGTCGCTATCGCCGCCGCTTGAGAAAAATCCCCGTAGACAGCCGCCGACGGCAAACATGACCTCGTGTAAGTCCGTCACCATGTCGCCGACCTGATCCTGGGTCAATTCCGGGTCCTCGTGGAGCAACGACGCCCAGAGTATGAGAAGCATCGTGTCGGCGGTCAGCGATAGCTGCTCGATGCCCTGGATCTCGGACTGAATCAGCTTGAAGATCGATACCCGATCGGCCGCTGGCCGTTCGCGATTGACGAAATTCTCCACCTTGCGCAGCGAGCCGAGCGTAAGCAGCATGTGGCGCTTGCGGTCGAGCTCGATCTCGATCGGTTCAATGGCATTCATTTAGGGGACCCGCACCGGCTGCCCGGATATCCGCAAGGTGAACGCTGCCCGGATCGCCTTGGTAAAATCGAGCGGAATGTTCGGGCTCGTGATAAATGCCGAGAATGTCCAGCCGCTGGTGCCGTTAGGGAGAAGCACCTTCCAATCGCGCAGCGGCAGCGGCTCGGCCACAGCGTCATCATAGATCGTACCGTGTATGGCGACGTTAATGGGATCCCAGACCACCTCGACCGATAGTTCGCCGCCGTCTCGCAGTGTCGCGACATACTCTTTGAATCCACCGGCCGAGCTATGATTAGTGATATCGTCGAAGTCCTGGGTGATCGATGGAGCGTTAAGGATCGTGCATTGCGGCACGTCCTCGTAGAGCGAAGTTGTTGGATTTTTGCGCTTTAGGCTGCTGCCCTTGGCGAGTAGTGCATACGAAGCCATTTGTTACCTCCAATTATCTCGGTTGCGCCCCGTTACACTTGGCTCGGGATACGACAGACAGCGACCTTGATCGCGGCGTTGTCCATGGTGATCAGGACCTTGCCGGTCGACGCCGACTTAAAGCCCTTCGGATTGATAAGGATCGGGACGATTTCGCCGGCTTGCAGCGTGTAGGGTCCAACATTGCCGGTGCGGTTGAGCTCGTCGGCCACCGATACCAGCGTGAATACGTAGGGATTTGTCGGGTCTGAATTCTGAATCAGGACGATTTCCCGGCCGGTCTGAAGGAACTCTATCCCGTCTGCCGCCACCGACGGCGCGATAAAGATGGCGTCAAGACTGTTTGCCGTCGGCGCCAGCGCCATCACCTTATTCAATTCCCTGATCTCTGTCGCTTCGTTGAGAGTTTTGACAGCCATTTCAATCGTCCTCCATTGTGCAAACGAATAGATAATCGCCGAGAACGTGATAGGCCGCTAGCTGCTCCGCATCCTCGGCGGTGTACATATCGAATTCGCTTTCGAGAAATACCGTGGTCCGTTTGCCGTCGAACTCGCCGCCGGCGCCGGCCATCCATGGACGCAGCGCGCCCTTGACCGCGCTCGCCACGTCGCGCACTTGCGCAAAACTGGTGGCAAAGCTGGAGATCTGAAAGCGCGACTCGGCCACGCCGGCCTCACCATCATGGGAATATTCCGGCGTCTTGGCGGTCCGTTGGTAAGTGACCACCGGCAGCGTCGCGTTCTGCGGATAGGTGATCGGGTAAATCCGTGTCCCGACGAGAGCCGCGAGCGGTGTATGATTTTTAAGCTGAGTCACGATCGCTTCTTCCAGTCTCACGCCGCCAGCCCTTCAACGTTTTGCTCTAGGTTATCCCGCATGACTTGTTCGAATGCCGCCATGGCGCGTTCCTTTTGCGCTTGCCAGGCCGGCGTCAAAAATGGCTTTGAGCCGACATGGTGCAAGGATGGCCCCTTGCGTGTCGCGCGAATCTCGTAGCCGAACTCGAACCAATAGCCGATGTTGGCAAACGACGCGGTGGATTCGCCGGCGTCGAATACCTCTTTGGACGGCCCGATAAAGACTTGGCCCACTGAGCCGCGGATCTTAATCTTGGTGATCACTTTCATGCGCTGCGAGATATTGGCGCGCGCTAGTTGCTCGGCGTGCGCCCGGATCGGCTCGGCGTAGGCTTGAAGGGCCTTGCGCAGGACGCTTTGCTCCAGGCGTCTGATCCGCCCTTGCAATTTTCGCGTGAGCTCGGCCAGCCCCTTCAGTTCGGCTTTGAAAACGACCCCGCTTGAGCCGCGGCGCTGAATTGTTGGACTGGTTAGCATCGCTCAATTCACTTCTTTGCAATAAATCTCGACTTGAGTCCGCTTTTGATCCGGCAATACCGACTGAATATCAAAGGTAGTCCCTTCAAACATGATCCGTTGCTTGGCCTTGATCCCGGCGCGGTAGCGGATCGTCACCCGCGTATCGACATCGGCCGCAACGCGCGCCTGGGAGAAAAACTCTCGCCCGCCAAGCCGGATGACCTCAGCGTAGTCGGCAAATAGATCGGTCCATGTGTCAACAGGCTGGCCGTACTCATCTTGCGTCTCGCTGCGCTGCTGCACCTTGATAAAGTCTCGTAAACGGCCGGCGTTCACAGGTTGTAAAGCCTTTCCGACGCAATGAGTCCTTCGGTAAAGTCTACCAACTGTAGTTTATTCTGATTGAAGCTCTCGCGCTGCTCGTAAAAGTCGGCAATCTTGATCAAGATAAAATTCCGAATATTGGCCGGCACCGTGGCCGCCGTGTCGCCATAGCCGGCTTTGAATTCGATCACGACGGCGTCCGGGCGGATATTGGGGACGCTGGGCCAGCTCTTGCCAGGCGCGAGCACGATGCGAGGCGGGCGATGCTTCAGATCGGTAATGTAGTCGGTCGATGTAATAGTTTGTAATACGGCGCTGGCGTCCAGATATTTCACGCTGGTAATCGACTGGACCGGCCTCTTTTCGATCTCAATGTCGTTGCAGGGAAACTGCTCCAGCCGCAACTTCCACGTCTGAGTGACGCAGGCAATGCTGTAATTCGCCTCGATCATCTGCCGGACAGCCGTGATTTTGTCTTTAATCAACACGTCGTCATAGTCGGCGCTGCTGGCGATGCGCGAATGTGCCTTGACTTCATCCAGGCTTACCGGCTCAATCGTCGGCGCTGTTGTTAGTTCAAGGACACCCTTCATGGAACTCTCGTTCTCGGCCGCCCGCGCGGTTTGAGGCTATTGGTGGTCAAGCCGACATTTAGTTCCGCCGTCTCATGGTCCGGCATTTCGCTTTCGGCGGTTTCGATCTTCGTCTCGTCTGCGGGCTCGGCGCGCGCGGGCGCAATATCGTCAATAACGATGGCGTAGCCCTTGGCGACATAAAGCTCAGCGGTAGGATCGGGACGTTGGACGATCTGGCCCAGCCACGTTTCGCCGAATTCGTCCCGGTGACAGACATCCATGCGGAGAGTTTTCATCTGGCAATTATCCCAATCAATTCAATATTAATTGTGTTGGTACCCGTACCGATGACACAAACCGCCGCGCCGGCTGGAGCAGCCAAGAATGTCCTTAAACTGATTACCGCTGCCGGATTGGCTGCGATTGGCGCCTTGAACCGGCTGTTGACGCCAGTAGAGGGGAACAGAGCAGCCGTCCCCGTTGCGCAATTCGTCCCGGTGCCGGTTTGGATCGAATAGTCCCCCGCCGTCGCCGTCGTGGTCTGGACAATGATATCGGTCAAAATATGGCGATCGGCTGCATTTGTTGGCACCGCCTGGCATTCAGTAAGCGCCGCCACGAGGGCTGATAAGGAGCACTTCCACGTCCTCGGGAGCACCGTTTGCCCATGGGCCGTGATCGGTAGCAGGCAAATCAGCAGAACAAAGAGAAGTTTTTTCATGGGGTCCCCGTCACCACGTCCTTTGACCGCTCGATATTGATGTCGGCACCCTGCGTAGCCGGTTTTACCCTGGCGTCATAGAGAATATACAAGCACGCGCAGGTAGCGTTTTCCGTGGCCCTGTCGACATGGACTCTGATCCACGGGTAGGTTTCCCAGTCCCGCCGAATGATGTCGATGATGAATACTTCGTTGCTTTTGGTATCGGCTACCACCTGCTTGCTGCCGGTAATGTCCTTGGGGACGGAAAACGCCTCGTCTGCGCTCTCCTGAGCCGATATGTAGACGGCCGATCCGGTTACAATCGGCCCAAACGAGACCACCAAAGCACAGCTCTGAAAGCCGCTCGTATTGACCGCCGTGCCCTCAAGATCGGTTGCCGCCGCGGCGCCAGCCTCGACGGTGATGCCCTGCACAAATTTATGCGAGGTCGTGATGTGTTCCGCGTTCATCAGGCTGTACCGGCTATTGCATCCTTGTGAGTTTCGCCTGCAATTGTCGTTGCATCGTGCGTAACAGGTTTTTTCGACGCGCCGTAAAGAATATACATCGCCGACACCGCAGCCGTATCCGTGCCGATATCGACGTGCAGTTGGACAAACCGTTTTTGCGGCCGCAGAACGTCCAGGTAAAAAACCTTGTTGTCTTTATCCGCGGCGATTGCCTGCTTGCTGCCGGCTAAGTCGTCGGGATTCGACATCGCCACCACGTCGGACTGAACCATGTTGATATGGATAACCGACGTCGGCTGAATGGCGCCAAACTGGACAACGGCGCAGATGCCGGAAAATCCCGACATATCCACCACCGCGCCCTCAACGTCGATCGCTCCGGCCGCGCCGGCGGTGTAGGTGATCGCCTGAACAAATTTACATGACGTTGATAAATGTTCGGTTTGCATAGCGCCCCCCGGTTAAGACGTTTTATTAGTCAGATGTTTAATCGGCGCCGTTCCGGCATCGAGCAAATTGCCGTCGCTGCGCAGGAAGGCGACAAACCCGACCTGATCAGTCTGCGCAAAGAGTTCGTCGAGGCGAACCAGTCTCACGCCGGCAACGTCCCTGATCTTGTATTTCGAGAAGTCGCCGAACAATACGACCTTGGCCGACTGCGCTTGTGTTCCCGTCATCGACTGATTGACGACGTAGCGATAGCCCAAGAGGCGATCTGGGACGCCGGCCTGCATGCCAGGCTGCCAGAGATACTGCCCCGAGGTCACGTCCTTGAGCTGCCTGATCGCCGCCAAAATAGTGTCGTGAAACATCCAGATCGAATTGGGCCGATAGGCCGGATCAACCGAATGTTCCAGGGAAATGATTTCGCCGTCGGTAATCGCCGTTTTCGACGCGGCCTCAACGCCCTGGGTCGAAGCGACAACAACGCCCATCGGCAGAACTGTTCCGGTGCCGGTAGTGAAATGATCGTTCTGGATCCTGCCGATACGCGTGCCTAGCCAGCCGCCGATCATTGCCGCCAGGTCAAAGGCGCTGTCCTGAAGCAGTTCGTTGGACACGATTATTGGCTTACTGGAGTATTTGAACGCCTTGAAAATGACCGAACCGAAGGTCGGATCAACCGAGGCTCCGAACGTCGTCGCTTCGGCCAAGATCGCGCCCTTGTTGCCGGTATCGTTCATCGTCGGCCAGGGCAGATCGCCGTAACCATCGGTGCGCATAACATCGGCGACTTGCCGGACGCCGCCAAACTGGAGCAACGCCTGCTCAAGCGAAGAAACGAAGCCCTCTGGCACCGTGTAACCGCCCGAGCCCGCGGTTAGGCTCATGTCGCGAAATTCCCGTTTCACCGCCCGGTAGTCCTTGGCGATCGGAATTTCGATTTCCCGGCTATGCACATCGAAGCCGAAAAACTTGCAAGCCTCTTTGTGCTCATCGGTGATCTTCGCGCCTGGTTGCATGGCGCGCAGCCAACCTTGCAGAGCATAGGAGGTGCGCCGTTCCAGCTCCTCGCGGGTTACGCGCCGCTCGCCGCCCACCGGATAACGGAAACTTTCTAATTTCTCGCCGGGACTCTTGCTCTGGCGCTGTTCGTCGAGCGATGCCGCCAGTTTTGCCTCTTCGGCGCGCAGTTTTTCCTCGCGGTCGATAGCGACTTCGAGCTGGCGAATGTCGGATTCCATCTTGGCGTACATCTCGCGCTCTTCGGCGGTCTCTTCCTTGCGCTCGATAACTCCGTCATGGTGCTTGCGCATCGCCTCAACGATTCTCATGCGGTCCTGACGTAGTTCGTTCACGTTAAGTGCCATAAATATCTCCTTTTCCGTTGCTTAGACCGCTTTACGGCGGGCATTTCGGTAAATTTCATCCAATGTGGGCAGTTTTGACGGCGATCGGCGCCGATCGAGAAATTCCTGTCTCTGTCGCATCATCGCATCGAAATCCTCGCGTTTTTTTTCTGCCGCGAGTTCTTGAGTGATAATGGCATCCACGCGCTGCTCGTCTATTTTCATGGCGAGATTCCGATCAGCAGCGCCGACTTCGGCCATGCGCTGCTCGAAATAGCTGCGCGCATTCAAATCCGTTGACGGATAAGCGGGAAAACTGACGGCCGACACGTCAAAAAGCTGTACTTTCAGCAGTGAGCGGACCATTTCGTTGCCTTCGCGATACCATTTCTCGTCTTTTTCCCGGTCCCTGACGCCAAAAGCGAAAGACATCTCGGACAAATCGCCGCGGCGCACCTTGGGCACGAGGCGCTGCACGTCGGGATCTTTGGGATCGAGCTCGGCACGGAAGGCGAGCCCTTTAACGTCCTCGGTGAGCCGGAGAGTGCCGGATTTCGTCCTAGCGATAGGTAAACCGCGATGATTGAGTAAAAAGCGCACGTCATCGGACATAACCGCGTCCGAAAACGCGCCCGGCTGGATGATTTCCCGAAAACCTAGATCGTGAGACTTGACGCCAAAGACAGCGGCGTGACCTTCGATGACTTGTTTATCGCCGTCGATCGCTCTGATTTCGGTGAGTGAAAAAGTGCGAACTTCTTTTTCCATGCTTGGCCTGAATATAGGCGCATGGCATGGCTGGAACAATAATTTTCAAACCGGAATGTCGGTAACTGTCGGTAACTGACGCAGTTTATTTTAATTTGAGGTGGGTTTTTCGCTTTTTTTTAGCCGTTCAAGCTCATCGACGGCGATTCTGCGGCCGTGACGGATTTTTAAGGAATGAAGTTCACCGCTCCTGATTGCGCGCTCGACCGTCCTGCGTGAAATACTAAAAAACTCGGCGACCTCTTGGATGTTGTAGTACTTTTTCATCATCCTGCAAGCTGTTTTAGCTGCTCGATCTTCGGGCCAACGATGACCCGGTGAACCTTTTCCCCAAATGGAAAGATATAAACAAAGCGATGGTTTGCCAGGCGGTCCAGAACATACTTGCCGGGATCACGGCTTGCCGACCCCGGCCATGCCTCCCAACAAACCAGGATCGCGCCGATCTTACGGTCCTTCTGCATGGCAAATATAAGCCCCAGCTTATCCGGCCGGTGCTGATCGAGGCCAAAATAGCCCTTGAGCCACAAACAAGTGAAGTCGTGGCAGCTACGCGGCCGGTCTGCGTATATTCCGCACCCCTCGGCGCACAGATTGGCGCATGGCTCCCATAGCGGCTTGGACAGCTCATCAACGCCCAGCGCGGTGCAGCACGCCTTACAATCGCCGCACTGGCGCCCCTCTATGGCTTCGTGGAGGTATTTCATACTCTCAATAACAGTTGAGCCGGAATGCGACCTGGACCACGCCGAGAATTACAACTCCGATGAGCCAATGCGACATTCCACGGCGCATCGGGACCACCCTGAGAAATCGGAATTAAATGGTCCCGAGATTGTTCTTTTTTAGAAACTTTTTTGCCGCAAATATGACAAATCCCGTTATCTCTGCGAATTATATCGGCAAAGGAATATTTTTCGACTCCGTTGTTTAGAACTCTGGCCCTACGACGGTGATTTAAGCTGAAATATACTTCTTTATGAGCCGAATAGAACTTGCTTGCAGTTTCCTTTACTTTTTTCGGATTTGCCTTTCTATAATTCCTGACTCGCTGTTTGAATTTATCTGGAGTCGTTGCATAATCCTTGCGTTTTGCCGCCCTGCGTCTGTCACCATGAGTTTGATAGTCTCGTTGCGCTCTTTCTTTACGTTTTTCTGGATTGGCCTCATACCATTTTTTTTTCCTCTCAAGAATAGCTAATCTATTCTTAGTCCAATCATTTCTTTGCCACTGGCGATATCGTTCTGGATGATCAAGCCTGTATTTGCGATTCTGTTCCACAATCTTACTAAGATTCGCGGCGAGGCGGCCATGGTCGTATTTAGCTATGCATTCCTTACAAATATTCGTCCACTTGGAGAACGGTTTGGAATCCCTTGCCGCACCGCATTTTCTACAGACTGCTGGTTTTTCCATTCGTATAACCTTTAGCCGGAACCGATAAATCCAAATTGGCGCTCAATGGTTCCGCTCCAACAATTTGAAAATTAGACGGCATCCAATAATCATCTCCATCTGGAATGCCGTTCAAATTTTCGAGTTGTCTCACATCATTAGCGCTCATCCACCCGTTTTGCCGCGCCAACTGGTAAGCCTGGTAGCGTGTCAGCGTGTCGGCGCGCAGGATCGCGTCGGCGAGAAACTCGGCGAAGTAAGTGCGCTGCTCGCTTTCCATGAACAGCGATAGGTTGACTCGCTGCTCCCAGCATACCGCCCAACAGCGAATGCAATCCGTCCAGAAGTCCAGATTGGCCTGCTCGACGCTGGAATGGCTGACGGTTCCCGGCTTCATAATGCCGATCTTGTACGGCGGCACGCGGTAAATGCCGGCAATGTCTTCCTTCTGCACTTGCCAGCCTTCGATAAACTGCGCATCGTTGGGCGGGATGCCGACATCGTGCCAGGTCATGCCTTCTTCGAGGATCAAGTAGCCGCGGCGGTTATCGCCGGTGGTGCGATCATTGATCGACTCGCGCAAGTTCTTGAGTGCTTCCGGCCCCAGTTTGCCGGGATGCTGCAAGGTGCCGCCGGGCCTGGCGTCATTTAGGAAAAAGCGCGCGCGATACTCCTGCGCGGCGTTGCACAAGCCCATGGACTCGCGCTGGAGAGTCACCGGCGAGTAGCCCATGATACCATCGGATGCCAAGCCGCGCAGGTGTAGCACATCCTCTTGCGGAAACTGAAGTACCGGGCCGTCCGGCATGTTGTAAAAGTACCAAAGGCGGGCCGGCGTAACCAAGATCCGTATTCGATCGGGCCGCCACGGCCACAGATTGACAATTCTCCCGCCGCCGTCGTACTCGATCTGAGCGAAGGCGTTGCCCCACAGCAGTAAACAGGATTGCATCATCATCCGGAATTCCGCCGAGGTCATCATCGTGTTGGGCCGATCCTTCAAGATTCGAAACAGCGGATGCGCCGTCGCCCGCTCTTTGCCGCCGTCTAGGCGCCGGTAAGTGATGAACGGCAGAGACGCGATGGTCTCGGCGATCACCTTGATGCAGGCGTACACCGCAGAGATGTTCATCGCCGTGAACGGATTGATGTTCTGTCCAGAGACGGTCTGAATCCCGCCGCTGAATATCTGGCGCAGCGCGGGATCTTTGAGAGACAGTTGCTGCTCGGTTGAGCGTTTTTGCATCAGCGTAGTGAGTAGACTCATTTGGACCCCCACAGAATCAGAAAAATAAACAACGCCCCCGTTCCGATAAACGCCGCGGGCGGATAGACCACCCACAAACCGTAGGCGAACATGCCGACCGCAATGACAAACACAACGTCGCGGATATCGATCCACGAGCGCACGGTGTCGATGGCGGAGTCAATCCGCTCTTTGAGCGCGATCATACTACAAAACTTCTTTCTTCACACACTGAGCACTCCCCTGGTTTCGTACACGCTCGGCCCGTCGTCGACCTGGCGGATTGCCAGCGATAAAGCCATAATCATTGCCACGATGCCGTCAATGCGCTCTGTACTCTTACCCTTGTCGGGTTTTAGGTTGCCGGCCGGATCGGTCTTGACAACGACATTGTTAGCCATCCAACGAAGAACCGGATTGCCACCGTGGGCGATCTTGCGCCCCAGGATCATGTTTAACAATTCCTTGGTCGGTGGCGACATGCTCGCGAAGCCTTGCCCGAATTGAAACAAAAGCGGCTTGCCATAATTCACCGCGGTTTTCTCGTCTATGGTAAAACCGATTTCGTCACATAGATCTGTCACTATTTTCTGCGATCCCCAGCGATCGAAAGCTAAGCCGCGCAAATCAAAATCGACGCGGCATTTGCCGAGCCGGAGCATGATCCAGCGGTAATCGATTAAGTTGCCCGGTGTTGCCTCGATAAATCCCTGTCGCTGCCAAACATCGTAGGGTACGCGATCTCTTTTGACGCGGTCGTGCATACCGTCCTCGGGTATCCAAAAAAACGGCAAGACGGCAAACGGCTCGCCAGGGAATACTAGGACGCAAGCTGCAATATCGGTAGTCGACGCCAGATCGAGCCCAGCATAACAGCGCCGGCCTTTGAGCGCGTCGTAATCGACCGAGCCGACGCAGCCGTCCCATTCGGCGATCTGTAGCCAGCGGGTCTCCTGTTGCGTCCATTGGTTCAAGTGTAGTCGGCGAAAAGTGTTTTCATATGCTGGTGTTGCCTTGGCGCGCTCGCATTCGGAAGCAAGGTAATCGAGCTTGACCGAGACGCTTATGTTGGGATTGGCCTTGGCCCAGACAGCCGGATTGGTCCAGTCATCAGCTTCGGCCGTGTCGTAAATAACTGGTAAAAAAGCGGGATCGCTAACCGTGCCATCGATGACTTTCTTGGCGTACTCATGGACTTCCCAGCAAATGGATTTGCGATCATATCCGGCGGTAGTGAACATGATCAACAGCGGCTGGCGGCGGGCGCCTGTGGAGGTCTTGAGAACGTCGTAGAGGTCGCGGTTTGGCTGGGCGTGAAGCTCGTCGAAGAGGATACCATGGCTGTTCTTGCCGTGCTTCGATGGCGCGTCCGATGAGAGCACTTGATAAGCGGAAGATGTCGCACTGTAGACGATTGATTTGACAAACGGATCGCTGACATCATCCAACTCGGGTTCCATCTCGACCATGCCCTTGGCGACGCCGAAGATGATCTTGGCCTGGTCGGTGTCGGCGGCGGCGGAGTAGACCTCGGCGCCGGGCTCGCCATCGGCAAATAGCAGATAAAGCGCAATCGCGGCGCCCCAAGTAGATTTACCGTTCTTGCGCGGCACCTCGATGTAGACCTCACGAATCACCCGCGTGCCATCGGGCCGCTTCCAGCCGAACACGCCCCTGGTGATTTGACGCTGCCAAGGCTGAAGCAGCAGCGGCTTGCCGGCGAGCTCGCCCTTGACGTGGTGGCAGCAGGTTTCGATGAACTCGACGGCGCGATCGCCAGCGGCGGCTTCAAATCGCGCTGCCTTGAAAGTCAGCGCCCACTTGGCGGCGTCTTTGACCGCGCCGGTCTTGGTACGCAGGAAGGAAATCATTTAACCACCGTGAGAAATCGGCCGGCTCCTTGAGGCTTGGCTGGCGGCATTATCTTAACCTGAGAGCGATCAGACGGCGTAAAGCCGAATTTTGCCGCTAATCTGCCACGCATGGCCACCGCGGACTGCCAGGCTTTATAAATTCCCTTCATAATCGCGGTCTCGTAACCTTGTCTTTTGATATTGCGCCACAGATTAACGCTGGCCGAGTGCTGCAGACAATATTCGTTAAACTCTGTCTGGTCCTGGCGCGTGAGCACACCCTTGCGGATCAGCTCTGGCGCACGGGTATTCCATTCGGCGCGGGCGATTGGATCACGTTTAACCTCTAAAGACATCTCGGCGCCGATGTCGAACTCCGGTTCCGCTGTATTTAGAGGCCGTTTGCCGGGGTTTCCTTCCAATTTTTTCTGCTGTGTTGACTTCGGAGCCGGTCCTCGTTTTCCCATAATTTTCCAATCGACTAAAACGCCCTACTTTGCCGCCCCCTATGCGAAAACCTGCGGACGCATTTCTGTGAC